AGTGGAACATTTGACGGAGATTCCTACCGAATAGGTGCTAAGATCTGCCTATGGAGCTTATCCCGCTAGAGCAGATCGAAGAGCAGTTACACAACAGATACCGCACCAGCGGGTTCTCGGAACTGCTGTTCAAGAACGATAGACGCTTGATTCGTGCGCTTGGAGTACACCCAGCTTTAGCAACCTATGAGGATGTTGAGCGTATTGTGCTCCAAGTCACGAAGCAGTCTACCCGTGCTACCTACGTAGCCAGGTTCAGAAGCATCTACAAGGCTCTGAACAAGATGAACCTAGTCAATGGTAACAACCCTGCTGCTGACCTGCCTACGGTCAAGCCAGGACGTGGTGTACCTAAGCCTGTAACCAAGGCTGAGTATGCCAAGCTACTTGCAGAGGCTAAGCCTTTGTATAGGGACTGGTTCATACTAGGCGGTATGGCGGGTCTGAGGGCTATGGAGGCTGCTCAGGTACGAGGCTCTGACCTGATTGAACACGAGGACGGGCACTCATTACGAGTACTAGGTAAGGGTGGGACAGATCTAATAATCCCATTGGCACCCAAGGTAGCTGAGATGATTAAGTCTTACAACACCTTGGACAGACTGTGGCAGGTAACTCCCAACAAGTTCTCAACAAGAGCTGCCAATGAGATGCGTCGCATCTTAGGTCCTAATGCTAAGCACTTTCACAGCCTTCGACATTACTTTGCAACGACAATGCTTGAGAAATCAGGCGGAGATCTGATTGCAGTTAAAGAACTTATGCGCCACACAAGCGTAGCAACAACCCAGATTTATACCCAGTTAGCACAAGGTCGCACTAGATCTCTGGTGAACCTTTTAGAATAAGGAGAATAGATGCCATACGGCGACGATATCACTGAGGGAATACCGTATGTTTTGTCTAACCCTGCAGGATCTACCAACTACTCAGCAACTGGTGAAGCCTACGATGTAGCTATCGGTGGCCTACCGTTCTTCTTGCTTAACTCAGATGATGCACCTTATCGTCGTGTTACAGCCCAGTATCGCAAGCAACAGATTGACCAGAGCCGTGAGCCAGGTGAGCAAACACTGACTGGTTGGTGGCTACGTAGCCAATCCTCATTCCACTACGGACAAGGAATCAAGTTCTTTGAGCCTATCCAGGATGAAGGTCTACGCTTTCAGTACACAGAGTCCAAAGGTATCAACGTCTGGACCAAGGGACAGGCAACGCTACTTAACTCTTGCGATAGCCAGCATTTAACTACTGGTGGTATCAGAACTAATGGTCGTCCGTGGCAGTTAATGCGCTCTATCCAATGGACTAAGGACAGCAACACCTACAACGGTGTGATGATAGTAGATGAGTACGATGCAGATAAGGTATTTCCTGCAATCACTGTGTCTATTACTAACAAGGCACTGACATCTAACGTAGCAACGCTGACAACAAGTACAGCACACGGTCTATCTACAGGTATGCAGATCACTATTACTGGAGTGGATGCAACCTTTAACGGTGAGTACCGCATTACTGGTGTACCTACCACCACAACATTTACCTATGCTAAGACTGCTACCAATGTAGCATCTACTGCTGTTAGCCCAGCAGGTACAGGCGTGGCTGAAATTATCCACTTTATTGACTACAACTCAGGAACAGACTACCCAGTACAAGCACTGTGTGATGATGGAGTCTATGCCTACTGGGTTACTAATGTACTTAACGCTGGAACTCCACGCCTGAGAGTTTACAAGAAGTTGCTATCTGATGACAGTTCTGTATCTCCAACTCTAATGATTAGTGCTAACAGCATTACTGTAACTAATGCAGTAATGGAGTACACCAAAGAGCGTATCGTATTGTGTGTCAACGATAGCGTCTATGAGTTTTCATCTAGTGCAACATCACTTCCTGCCGCTGTCTATACACATAACGATCCAGACCACGTATTTACTAGCATCACATCAAGTGGTGCTGCTATCTACATCTCAGGTTACTCAGGTATCCAGTCCAATATCTATAAGTTTACGCTGTCTACCGCAGGTGCTATGCCTACACTGACCAGTGCTATCACTGCAGCAGAACTGCCAGTAGGTGAGATTGTATTTAAGATCTCGTACTACCTAGGCAATATGGCTATCGGTACCTCTAAGGGTATGCGTATGGCAGATGCTAGTCAGTTAGATGGCTCTATTACCTACGGAGCTTTAATCTTTGAGTCAGACCAACCAGTTTATGACTTTGCTTTCCGTGACAGATACATCTGGGCAGCATCTGGTGTTGATGGCCAAGTCGGTGTAACTCGTGTAGATATGGGTCAACCATTAGGTAACCTTCAGTTCCCTTATGCCTGGGACTTGTATGACCCAGCAGATACGCTTGGTCACTACACAACAGCAAGTGCCTTCTTGGGAGATACCAGTCGTCTAGCATTTTGCAACGCTGGCAATGGAGTAGATGGGGCTATTTACATCCAGTCAGCATCTACCTTATTAGAACAGGGAACTCTACGTACAGGCTACGTTCGCTACAACACACTAGAGTTAAAGATCTTTAAGTTAATGCAAGCTCGTGTAGATACCACTAATGGTGGGCTGCTGATTGACTCTGTAGATTATGCAGATAACTTCTTTCGCATCGGTACCTTTGCACAGGAATCTACCGTGCCAGAGGTCAACATTAACTATCCACAAGCATCTCAAGAGTATCTTGGTTTCCAGTTTACATTGACTCGTTCAACTACTGATACATCTAAGGGACCATTGTTTACTGGTTACCAGATCAAGGCACTGCCTGCTATCCCACGTCAGCGACTTATCCAGTATCCATTGTCTTGCTTTGACCACGAATCAGATCACTTCGGCGTAGAGGTTGGCTATGAAGGCTCAGCTTACTTCCGTATGTCACAGTTAGAATCTATTGAAAACGTTGGTGACACCATCCGCGTTGAGGACTTTAGAACTGGTGAGTCCTACATTGGACTTATCGAAGAGCTAGACTTTAGAAACGCTACCCCTTCAGATAAGCGATTCACTGGTTATGGTGGGTTGCTCTTAGTAACCATTAGGACGGTCTAATGCAGGCACAAGACTACGCAACTATTGCTGTTGCAGTAATGACAATCATCGGTGGTTTTGCTGGCGCAGTGCGCTGGTTAGTAAAGCATTACCTCAATGAACTCAAGCCTAATGGTGGTTCATCACTTAAGGATTCAGTACAAAGATTAGAAGAACGTATAGATGACCTGTACCGATTGGTTGCAGAGAAATGAGTAATGATGAAACCTGTTGTAAAGAGAGCCACGCCTGCCGCTATTGCTGTCCTTCGACAAGCCACGGCGCTCAGGCCATTACGCAAGAAAGCATCCGATGGACTGCTGCCATCAGTAGCACACATCAATCAGAATCCTAACTCTGACCACAATACAGGCTACGCAGTAGATCTAACCCACGATAAGTTGGGTGGCATTGATTGCTTTAACTTATTTGAAGAACTAAAAGCAGACAAGCGTGTTAAGTATCTTATTTTCCAGGGCAAGATCTGGTCAGCAGAACGTGCCTCAGAAGGGGACCGCGAATATACAGGTTCCAATAAGCACAACAAGCATCTTCACATCTCAATCAAAGAAGGATGTGGAGACGACACTTCCCCTTGGTTCCCTTGGATGGGCAAGCCAAAGGCTGTCGCAAAAGTAAAGGCAGCAGTTAAGCCTTTACCTAAGAAGAAAGAACCAACAAGTCCAAAGGAGTAACAATGGATAAGAACAAGTTAAAGGCAGTAGCAGCTACGTACCTACGTGCTGGTGTTGCATCAGTAATTGCTTTATACCTTGCAGGCGTAACAGATCCAAAGGCTTTAGCATCAGCAGCACTAGCTGCAGTTGCAGGTCCATTGCTTAAGGCATTAGATCCAAAAGCTGCAGAGTTTGGTCGTGGGTCTAAATAACCCATAAGCGCGAGGCAAACGAAGAGGCTCACCCCGAAAGGGGTGGGCTTCTTTTTTTATGCCTAAAATATGCCTGAGTTACTGTCACCAGATAGATGAGTCTTTAGCCGGTGGCAATTAGCACACAAGGTTTGTAGATTGTGTGGCTCATTATTAAACCTGTCACCGTCTTTGTGGTCAACATCGAGCTGAGAGATATGTTCTGGTATGAATCCACATTGTTGACAGAATTGTCCTTTATGTCTAGCGTATGGATAGACGTTGTTGTTATAGGTTCGTTTCCATACTGTTCGACAGCGGTATCTACTAGAGAGCGGATTCTTTTTATCTCGTAGCTTCATCTTTGTTGGACCACAAATGGAGCAGACAGCAGTACGCTCTGTCTCGTTATGTTCAGTTAGTTTGTGATGCATCTTTGTCTACTGGACAGGGAACTACTACCAGGTTACCGCAGTTGACACAGGTGGCATCAAGGAAGTACCAGACAAGCTCATAATCTTCAAAGGTCGCCATAACGTTAAATACCTGCGACCCACAAGGACATACGTGGATGGGTCCTAACTGTCTTAAATCGGTCCCAAAAGGCTTAGGAAGGGCATTCCTGCGCCATCTTAACGATGGCAGGGTTGGTAGACGGAACCGCAGGGTTACTGTACGGTTACTCCCGGCGCGTCCCCCAAGGGACGCATCCTGTTTAATTCGCCTCACGGCTCATATTGTAACGCCTAGTAAGTGTCGCTATGCGACGACACGCCGAGGACTGGTATGCTCTCTAGTATGACAACAATCGCGGCACTTGAAGGTATTGATTACGCTGTTCTAGTAGCTGACTCACAGATCACTGAGGACAACTTAGTAACACTAGCCACATCCACGCCAAAGATTGTTGAGGTTGGTAAATATCTCATCGGTATATCAGGGGACACTAGACCTGGTGACATCCTTGCCTATAACTGGAAGCCACCGTTGTATCGTGGTGAAGAGCCAGCCCAGTTTATGGGTAAGAAGATTATTCCTAGTATCAACCAGGCGTTTACCGATAACAACTACGACTACAACAAGGTGGACAAAGATGGTGGCTTTGATTATCTCATTGCTTTTAACGGCAATATCTTTCGTATTGCTTGTGATCTCTCTTTTTTCCAAGCAAATCACGGAGCGTATGGCATTGGTAGTGGGGGTCAGCTTGCTCTTGGCTACCTGTATTCAATTGTCAAACCTGATATGGAGTTAGCCTACGCCAAGCGACACGCACGTAAGGCATTAGAGATCGCGTCGGTCCTTGACGCTAACACTGGTAAGCCTTTACAGTTGGTGGTACAGGAGAGGATGTAACTATGCAAAAGAAGATAGGCAAGGCTTGGTTATTCTACGGACGCAGTAGTGGTATTGGTCTTGGTATTCATATTGATAAGTACGCTGTAACTGTTGACTTTCTATTTTGGTATGTAGGGTGGGAATACTAATGGAGTTTAATACATACGATTATGTAGCACCAGAGTTCAAGGATGTTATTGCAACAGGTGAATACGCTGCACACTATTGGTTTGAGCAAGGGTGGAAAGCGTGTAGACTTGCTTTCTTGTTGCACAAACAAGCAGAAGAAGCTGGAGCATTCAGAGTATGACAGCATTTTTAGTTGGGTTTATGGTAGGCGTTCTTGTTGGTAGAGCATTCGAACTATGGGTGGATTGGAAGTATAAGAAGTGACAGATCCTAAAGAGCTACTGCTGACTGCACTACGTGCAGGGGATGCAAAGCGTTCACGTTCTACACAGGTACAGATCGGACCATCAGAGTTAGGTGGTTGCCGTCGTAAGGTCTGGTATCGCTTGAACGATCAGCCAGAGACTAACGATGATGAGTTAAAGCTGGCTGCAATTATGGGTACAGCTATCCACACAGAAATTGAGAAGGCTTTATCTGATAACCCAGATGTATTACTTGAAACTGAAGTTGAATACAATGGAATGAAGGCACACATTGATTGCTTTGTACCAGGTACAGGTGATGTGATTGACTGGAAAACTTCTAAGATTAAAAACCTTGGTTACTTTCCATCAACGCAACAGCGTTGGCAAGTGCAGGTCTATGGTTACCTATTGGCAAAGAATGGTCACAAGGTAGAACGTGTATCACTTGTTGCTATTGCACGTGATGGTGACGAAAGAGATGTAAAGGTACACACAGAACCTTACAACGAAGCTATGGCTTTGGAAGCATTGGGTTGGTTGTCTGCTGTTAAAGAAGCAGCAGAGGCACCAGCTCCTGAAAAGGATGCAAGTTACTGTCAGTTCTACTGCAAGTTCTATGACGCAAGTGGGCAGATGGGATGCGTTGGTCTAAAAAAAGAACGTACACCAGTCAATGAAGTAATCATTGATGATGCAGAGGTTGACAAGAATGCACTGCTATACCTACAGTTGGCAACGCAGATCAAAGAGCTTGAGAAACAACAGGAATCTTTGAAAGCTAGTTTTGAAGGATTACTAGGTACAACATCTAGTGGGATTGAATTGAGTTGGACAACTGTTAAAGGTCGTGAGACAGTTGACAGTGACGAGGTAGAAAAACTCTTGGGGTTTGTACCCAAGAAGGTAGGAGCTGAAAGCCAGCGACTATCAGTAAAACAAAGTGGAGGAAAGTAAATGGCAACAGAGGGAACAAAGTTCCAGATCAATTACAAGTTAAATGATGGAACACTCATCAACTTGTATGCAGCATCAGTTACAGAATTAGAAGCAGGTCTTGCAGATCTTGCTATGAATGCTATGAACATCCGAGCAACAGGTTTAGAACTAACAGGTGGAGTAGCACCAGCGCCAGCACCAACAGTTTCAGCAGTTGCTCAGCAGTTTAATGCAACACCGGTGGTAGCACAGACACCTGCACAACCATTAGCTACTAATGCTTGCAAGCACGGTCCTATGACCTTTAAGACAGGTACATCAACTAAGGGTCCGTGGCAGGGTTGGATGTGTCCAACACCAAAGGGCGCACCAGATAAGTGCGACACAATCTGGGTTAGATAATTATGCGGGAGCCTTCGGAATACGAAGCTCCTAGTTGTGCAACGATAGGTGGAGATTTCTGGTTTCCAGAGTCAACCCTTGAAGGTGGTTCTACAGCAGATAGTTTTTATGCAAAGAGTATCTGTAATAGGTGTCCTCATAAAAGAGAGTGCGCTGAGTGGGGCATCTATAAAGAAACTCACGGTATCTGGGGCGGTCTAACAAACAGAGATCGCTTAGCGATCCGTCGCCAAAGAGGTATAAAAATACATCAGGAGGAACAGAGTGCTTAACCTATCCCGTGCCTGGAGTGGAGTGCTTACCAAAGCAACACCACTTCCGGATGTGTGGAAAGGTTTAGCAGCCGAAGGTATTAAGTTTCGCAGAGGCCAGGTATGTATGGTAGCTGCTGCACCTAATGCTGGTAAGTCAATGTTCTCACTTATCTATGCAGTAAAGGCAAAGGTTCCTACTTTGTTTTTCTCTGCTGACACAGACACAACTACAGTAATGATGCGTGCTGCTTCACATTTATCTGGTCACTCACAGGTATCGGTTGAAGCAAACCTATCAAGCAATACACACTATTACGATAATCAACTTGATAAAGTTTCACACATCAAGTGGGTGTTCGACTCATCACCATCTATTGATGATCTTGAACTAGAGGTTCGTGCATACGTGGAACTCTACGGAATTCCACCAGAGCTGATAGTGATAGATAACTTAATGAATGTATCGGCAGAGACTGATAACGAATGGGCAGGGCTACGTGCAATTATGATGGAGTTGCACGATATGGCACGCAAGACAGAGGCTTGTGTCATAGTCCTGCACCACGTTTCAGAACAGTCAGAGTATGGCTCACCTTCTGAGCCACCTCATCGCAGGGCTATCCACGGCAAGGTGTCTCAGCTACCGGCTCTTATACTTACTCTAGGTTATGACCCAACACAGGCAACCTTAAAGGTTGCACCGGTGAAGAATAGATTTGGACCACACTCAGCAGATGGCAAGAAATATGCACAGCTTCTAGTAAACTATGCAGCAGTACAGATAAGCGATCAAGATGAGTTTGGTTGGATGTTAAGGAAAGATGCAATCGCAGGATACCAAGGAGGCTACAATGTCTGATGAACAGATGTCACATAAGAAAGAAAAACCAGAACTAACCAATAAGTATCGAGACAATCTCAAGATAGATGTACTGCGTGCAGATGTTGATGCACTCAAGGTTGACCTAACCAACTTCGTTGGTGCCTTGTTGCAATCTGGCATCGTTGAGTTAGTAAAAGATGAGACTGGTCAAGTTGTCTACAAGATTAACAAGGTTGTACTGGTAGATGAGTCAGTACAACAAGACTAAAGGTTCTCAGTTTGAGACAGATGTAATGAAATGGCTCCGCAAGTGCGGAGTTCTAGCAGAGCGTCTGACTAAAGCTGGGGCAAAGGATGAGGGAGATATGGTTGTTATCATATCTGGAGAAACCTACATCCTTGAATTAAAGAACAGGCAGACGCTATCTCTGCCGGAGTTCTGGAGAGAAGCGCAAGTTGAGGCGCTTAACTACGCAAAGGCTAGAGGTCTAGGGGAAGTGCCTCTTTCTTACGTTGTAGTTAAGCGTCGCAACGCTTCAATAGATCAGGCTTGGGTTATCCAAGATCTAACACAATGGTTGAAGGAGAAGCAATGAGTAGATGGGGATATACACCGATTGAAAACATTGCCTTTACATTACAAAAAATAGCAAAAATACTAGAGAGAATAGAGAATAAAATGCCAGTACCAGGTGGAGAAATAACAACAACAGAACTATGGACAGCACCAACTGTTGAAGAAGCAATCGAAATCGTCAAAGAAGAAAATGCAGAGTTGCTTGAAAGATTAGAGGATGAAGATGATTTGCCAGAACTGTCTTAAAGGTGGCGAGGAGAACAGCCTCGGTCACTACAAACGATCAACTAACTGGCACGACAAGTGTGATTTTAAGGGGTGTGTATGCCAGCACAAGACTGGTCCAGGGTTCGTAAAGCGGGAAAATTCAAAGGTCCCGTTGATGCAAACACAATCCCCATAGGTCCCATAGTATCTAACTATGGCGGTGAGGTAAGAGAAGGCAAGCAAACTTCAGTTCGTTGTTGCTTGCATAATGATAGCCGTAGGTCAGCAGTTATTAACACGTACGACAACTTGTACTATTGCCATACCTGCGGAAAGGGTGGCAATGCAGTTAATTTGGTCTGCATACTAGAGAATTTGGAGTTCAAAGATGGTCTCAAACGCGCAATCGAAATCGCTACTGGAAGCGGCGCAACGATACGCTCAGGCAATAACTCCAGAGGCGTTAAGCGTGCTAGACGCACGTGGGATTTGTGAGTTAACTGCTGCCAGGTTTCAGTTAGGTACTGTTGTAGAACCTACCAATGGACACGAGATGTATGAAGGATGGATCTCTATTCCATACATTACAGCTTCAGGTTCTTGTGTTGGGTTTAAGTTCAGACGATTAGATGATGGAAAACCTAAGTATGGTTCACCTACTGGCCAGAAGTCACACTTGTATAACGTATCTGACATAACTCTTATGAAGCCTTACGTTGTTGTATGTGAGGGAGAGCTTGACACAATCATAGTATCTGGTGAATTAGGTATACCAGCAGTTGGTGTTCCAGGTGTAGCTGCGTGGAAGTCACACTTTCCTAAGTTATTTGCCGGTTATGAAACTATCTATGTAGTAGGTGACAATGATGTAAAAGAGGATGGGTCTAACCCCGGAGCTGAGTTTAGCAAGCGTGTTGCTAACGAGGTAATGAACTCAGTTATTGTTACACTACCGCCAGGTATGGACATCAATGACTATTACTTAGCCAATGGTGGAGAAGCTACACGAAAGTTACTGATAGGGGAGTCGGATGTATGACAATGACGCAGAGCGAGTGGGTCACAATGCTACAGACTTTGCAGCATATGGGCTTTCACATCTTGGAGAGCAGTATGGAAACCGAGACTATCCTGATACGACCAATCCAGGCAAGGTAGATGAGGCATTTATCGCAGATGTCTGGCGTATTATGGATCAGGCTGGCAATCTATTGGTGCGTAAGCATCACGACTACGGCCCAAAGAACATTGCTCACTCACCAGGTGGACCACTTAATGGTTTGCGTGTACGTATGTGGGACAAGATAGCTCGCATCAATAACCTGCTTGACTCTAACGTACAACCTAGTAATGAGTCCTTGCGTGACTCTTTCCTAGACCTATTGAACTACTCAGCTATTGCGATGATGGTGCTTGATGGAGTTTGGCCAGAAGTAAATGACTGAACTACACCCAGTAATCTATGACTTAGTACCTAGTGTTGCTAACACTATTCATCGTAGGTATAAAGCCTACGTTGAAAAAGATGATGTTAAGCAAGAGTGTATAGCTTGGGCTATGACCAGGGCCAATGACCATAATGTTGATTTAATGGAGCCTAACGAAGAACGACGCAAGCACAATGAACAACGTATTGCTTGGCAGATGAGACGTGTGGCAGAACGTTATGCTCGTAAAGAAAAGGCTATGAAGTCTGGGTATGCAACTACAGATGAGGTTTATTACGAGTCATTTACTTTAGGTCAACTGTTACCTTTTGTTATTGCATCAGTCATTGATGGCACAGTACTAGAACAGGTGCAACAGATGATCCAGGATGGACAACCAAAGGGTAAGTCATCACCATCAGAAGGTGGCAACCTGCTGGCAAGTCTTATTGACATCAAGAAGGGTTACCTTCAACTAGAAGTTGAGGATCAGACCTTGCTTCGCTTGCGTCACCACGAGAACTACACGCTGCAACAGATAGCAGGACACTTGGAGTGTGCTATCTCTACAGCAGATCGTAGATGCGCTCACTCTTTGCGTAAGCTGCAAGAGATACTAGGCGGGATTAGTCCCTGGCAATGAACGAGGAATTACTCTTTACCTTTTTGCGTGAGGGTTACTACCCTGACCTGAGCAAAGCACCAGGTATCTATGATGCATTTGATTGCATCTCTGTCCAGGCAGGTCACTACATAGAGTTAAAGTGCAGGGCTACACACTATGACACTTTACTGATTGAAGAGATGAAGTATCGCAAGCTCATCACTCAAGCAGCAGAGCGTAATCTAGTACCCTTCTACATTAACTCTACACCGGAGGGCATTTACTCTTTTGATTTAATGGATGTAGCAGAGCCGGTTTGGTATGTCCAGTACTTACCAGCAACTACAGAGTTTGACAGGATTGAAAAGGTTGACAAGCTGGTAGGATACTTACCAATAGAGGAAGCGGTACAGCTCTGATGCAGTACGACTATCGTTGCCCTGATTGCAACAGCGTATTAACTATTGAACGTTCTATTCACGAAAATCCACGCGATCCTTCGTGCTTTGATTGCCACGTAACTATGGTGCGTAAGTGGGACTCACCTGCTATAACTTTTAAGGGTAAAGGCTTTTACTCTAACGGAGGATAAACAAAAGACCCACCGGTTCCCGTTACCAGTGGGTCTTTATTGTTGAGTGAAAGGGTGAAACCCTCAACAAGATTAGTCTATCACATCAGTACCAGCCGACTCTATCTGAGTGTCGTTTAGCGCCACAGAAACTGCCTCTATAGCGGTGTTCAACGTATCGTACAGCGTGAAGGATTTGTAGTTCAGGCTCTCCACTACGCTCTCTAAGGAGTTGAGCAATTCCGAAAGCTGAGCTAGTTGGTTTACCCGCAGAGTTTCTTGGGCGAGCAAGGTGGTCGAAGCGGGATTCACGGGTCCAAAGTTTGATCGCACACTCTCTCTGTTGGGCATTGTATCCGAGTGCTTTGAGGAAACTAATTGCAAGTGCCTTGTTCTCACGCTTTTCCTCCATTGTTGCCTTCGTCCGCTCCTGCATCTGCGGGATCTGCAACGGCAGGTGTGTTGTTCGCTCTGGTATGAATACCCACAGTAAGCCTACTATCAGTACTAATAATCCAAGTCTTGCCTTCTTGCTCATCAAAACTCCTTTGTTCATCAAGCAGTTGCTTGTATGTGTCTGGATACAGGTGAGCTAGGCGAACGAGTGCCTTGTCTCTTGCTCTCCGGTAATTGCGGTAATGAATTGCTTGCTTGCCACTAACCTCTTTACTCTCCATTGATCTTGTCCTCCCACACTATTAGGGCGTATGCTACCAGCATCACCACGAGCAGACCTAATACATAACTCATAAGCTGGCTGCCCTTACTATCTCGGTGATGTCTAAGGTCTGCCCTACTAGATGAGCGTCCTCTTCATCACTATCCCACGCAGATACCAGCACTCTACTGCCACTAGGTGCAAGGCTTAGCCATTGTATGCAGTGCTCAGCGTTAGCCCCGCCCCACTCGTTCTCTCCCTCTGGCGCTACTACCTCATAGAATAGGATCAAGTCGGACTTCTTTGGGTGTATGGTATAGATGTTACTTTCTTGCTTTTGTAGTTCTAGCTTTCTCTTCATCTCTCTCACCTGTTCTGCTATGTAGTTACTCATTCTCTGCCTCCTCCTCAAACCCGAATAGCTGCGACAGGGCAGAGTTTGCCCTGCGTAGGTTGGCGATAGCCCTTGCTATCTCTTCTTGCTTTAAGTCCTTCTCAGCTTGATTGATACACAGATCGAACTTAGCCTTTAGATACTCTTCATTCATCATCTACCTCTTTCCATTCAATAGTCTCCGGCTCACTGTAAGTAATAGCTCCGTTAGCGTGCAGCGTAACGGTGTAAGTCTGCATCTCTTTCATTCGCTTTCTCCCTCGCTAGTGGGTAGTACTCTACCCTTGTGATCGCTACTAACTATCTTAATGTCGTCCTCGTTGGGAAAGATTATGTCCCAATCCCAATAGCGCGGATCGCCGTCATAGGTATCTATCTCTAGTGTTACTAACCATTTATCCTTCATTATCTACCTCGCATTCATCACAAGCACAGCGTAGGACTACCCAATCCCCGCCGTCATAGTCTGAGCCTATTGCTAGAGCTTCATCTTGCGTAAGCCAAAAGAAGATACCCTCATCCTCATCTTCTAATTGCTGCGCGTTAGGTTCGACCTCTCCCTCATTGAGTACGCCAAACCGGTGTATCTCTTCTTCTTTACTTTCTTTCCATTGAATTAAAAATCTCATAGCCCCTCCTCCTCTAGTAGTTTATTATGCTGCTCCTCCACACTCTCCGGCACTAGCTCACTAACGATAAACTCATCACCCTTAAACCACTCGTTGTGTATGCCGTACTCGCCTACATAAGTGCGTACTAGGTACTCACCTAGCTGCCACTCATACTTACTCTCTGTGATTTCCATACTCACTTGCTTGCCTCCTTGTAGTCTTTTAGTGCCTCTGTTGCTTGTTCCATAATCTCCTCAGACCCGCAGCTCTGCCAATACTCTGCCTTCTCTGCTCGCCGGATAGCGTCCTCCCACGCCTCATCAGGGTATAACTTTCCCTCTAGCTCGTCCTCTAACGCTGTCTCTGCATACTCTTTATCCCAATAGGCAATAAGTAAATTGTCCTCCGGCTTGTAGTCACGCTGCAATTGTTCGATTAAATCCTTGACTTTCATTTAGTTATCTCCCTCTCCCTTGTTTTTTAAGTACCACTCTAACGCTGTCCATTGAGCGGTAGTAAGTTGTGTGTTTTCTATAACTTTAAGAGCTTGTTCCTTAGTCATTTACTTACCCTCGCTCTCTTGTAAAAATCGTTTAAGGCATAAGTACCCTTGCTCACCGCTTAAAGTACCTGTAATAGCTGTGTCATTGAGCCATAAGTAATAGATGTAATCTGAAACTTTCATTACTTACCCTCTCCCTTATCTCTATACTTAACGATAGTATTTAGTGTGGTGTGGATAGGGCAAGTGCAGCCCTCTCCCCCCATAGCCTCATCAAACTCTAGGTGAGAATAGTTATCCTCATAGATCTCATTGATTAGCTGCTCAATTGTGTCCATTACTTACCCTCGCCCTCTAGTGCGATCTTAAATTGTGCCTTAGCTTGCTTTAGTGTGTAGCCGTAGTAAGTGCGGGTAAATAGATACTCGCCCGCGCCCTCACCTACGAATTCGGACAGGACATAAGCCCCGCTATGGCGCACTCTCTCTACTGTCATAATCTAACCCCTTTACTTTATTTAGATCCGGTCTAGGTACCGGCTACCGCGAGAGGGTACAAGCTGCACCCGCACCCTCTCGGATAGTCACCTACCTAGTGAAAGTCTCCCACGCACTCACTCATTGAGCCGATACACCAACCCAAAAAGTCTGCTTTAGGCGAGCCGATACCTACCCACCACCACGAGCCGGATACCCACACAATAAGAGCAACGCCGGCAGCTATCGCCACGGCTCGCACCCTCTTGCCTCGCTTAGTAATCACTCTCCCGCCCTCACTTTCTTAATGCGTAGCGGTACAGCATCATTGAGCCGGTAAGTGGAAAGCTGCGCTCTTGCCTCGCATAAAGTTGCCTCGGTGGTGAGTAAATCCCACCCGTAGCCGTAATTACCTTGTATCTCGTACTCATACACTTAAGCCACCTCTTTCAATCGCTCTAATAGCTCAGGATTACCGATTACACGAGCAAAACTCTTGTTTTGTCGGGTGAGCTGCTTAAATTGTTTCTCGCAGCTGCGAAAGTCTGCCACGCTCTTGATCTCTAACCCTTGCTCGTTGATAAAGTCATCTAGTGAGTCATAGCTGCTCAATGAGTCGCAGACTAGGCACTCAATAACATCAACGGCGCGGGGCTCGCGGTCAATACCTAGCCCTTGATAGTACCAAAAGCTCATACTCCGCCCTTGATAGCGTACTGTCACGCGGTAATGGCGGGCTTTACCTTGCGCCCACTCCGGAGAGTTATCGTTCCAATCCTCACGGATTGAGGCGGTTATTCCCGCGCCATTGATTAAGCCGGTGAGTGTGGTGGTGCTTTCAATAAGTATCATTTACTTAACCATAGCTTTCAATAGTGCCTTGTAGTTGCGAGCATTGTCCCCGCGATAAGTGCCGGCATTAGCTAAAAAGTACATAACGACACTTTTAGCGCTGTCGGCGTAGTAGCTGCCGTTTATGTCGGTGATCTCTTTCATAGCGTTAAGGTACTCATTAGCGTACGGGTTGATAGTCTGCCAATCCTTAGCGATAGCGTGAGCGATCTCGCTAACAGTTAAGCTCTTAATTGTCTCGGTGTTGTTCATTTACTTATCTCCCTTTTTTAGTAGTAATTCTGCAAGCTCTAAGCCGTTGATCTTTCCCTTGTTGAATAGTTCTATGCACTTATCTAAATAATCAAGCTCTAGCACTGTTTTATCCTTTCTAGGTAGTTGAACATTCAACCATTTAGCCGACTAGCTGCCGGTTGAATGGCTCTATTGTGTCGTACTATCCCCCATAATTGCAACTCTAAGCTCTTCATTCTTTAGGTGTCGCAAGCTCTCAACACCCTAGACACTAGGCGCGGTTATGTCTAAGTGTGGCGAGGTATCGCCTACACGCTAAGCCTTGCTTAGCTTAGGTTAGAGCTGCAAGGGTGAGCCGGTTGGGTCATTAGATCGCCGGCGGTAAATAGCTATCCGGTAAAGCTGCAAGGTTAGGGAGCTATCGGGTGAGAGCTGCACCGGTTAGGGATAGCGGTATCGGGTAGAGCTGCGCCGGCTTAACTCATTGTTAAATGGTGAGGGCTTAGGTAAAGGGTGCCCGAAGGGTAGCCAGCCCCGTAAAAAACTATCAAAAGTTATCCACAACCTTATCCACAGGCAGGGCAAGCAGGGGGTCAGGGCAGGGCAACAGGGCAGGGCAACCGACACCCCCCATTGAAGAAAACGGGCGCGGTTGTATATACACTCCCCAACAAAAAATATTTGCTAAAGTGAAGCTATATAGCCTCTGACCTGCGGTTATACTAGGTG